AGACCGCCAGTTTGGTTAGTTAGACGGTTGGCACTAGTCGCACCCATGTCGTCTTTGCCAGCAATGACGCGCCCACGGAGGTCAGGCAGGTTAAAGGTAGTAGAACCGTCACCTATACCATAGACGACACCCAACGCAGCAAACAGGGCAGCGTAGGTTGTTCTGCTCACAGCTTGACCGTGACAGGTTAGCCAGTTAGCAGGGGCCGCTGCCCCAGCAAAGGGCATAATCATCCCAGACACGAAGGTGGATAGGTTTGCTGCGGTAAAACTTAGAGTACCCGCGCCATCTGTGGTCAACAGATCACCTGCGTTACCATCTGCTATCGGATAGGTCAGACCGTTGATGGTGAGGATGTTTCCGCTAGTGTTCATGTACGTCTTGAAGTCGGTCAAGGCGACTTGAACCATAGCACCACTATCGTTCACTGGTATTTGGTCTGTATCGACTAAGGTGGTTGCAGTCGCTGATGTGTTACCGTCTGCTACTGTATTAAGTTCCGAATGGGTTGCATCGACTGCGCCTGTTATAGCTGGAAATGACGCAAGAATCGTAGACTTGATCAGCCGCATGTGGTCGTCAGCCTGGGCCAGACCATCGGTTGCGACAGGGTTAGTGGCAATCAGTCCACTAATGTAGGTGGCGGTTTCTAAGGCCATGACGGTTCCTTTGGTTTTCTGGAGATAACCCCTGCAAGTGAAAGACGGACAACAACAACAACAACAAAACCTTTAGTCCTTGTTTTTGAAATTGATGTTATTCATATGCCCATGGGGGCCGAAAAGCCCTGGTATGGGACCCTAATCGCCTGGTCACCATGGTAAGCTACTGATATCGTTGGATACTGGTGTAATCTGATAAGGTATCAGATGACAAAACGATGCATGGTCAGACGACAGACATTAGGCATTAGTTGCCCTTCTGAAATTTAAGCGGATGGGGGTCGTTTCTTTAAAGAACAAATCGGGACGTGTAACCTAAGTCAACTAAAGCCAACCTAAGCCAACCAATGTCTAACCAATGATTGACCAATGTCTGACCAATGATTGACCAGTGTTGACCAATGTGAACTGGCATCAGCTTTAGCTGACTTAGGTTGACTTAAGTTGGGCTATGTTATCTGAGGTATACACAAGTAATACCCGGGGATATTCCGTAGCTCCTTAGGGTGGACTAATTAGCTGGGAGTGACTATATATACCTTGGTTATCAGGGGTTGCACTCCAAGACACCTTGATGTGTCGCTATATACTGGAGGCACCCCTGGTAATCACCCTTAGTCCTTAGGTCTACGACCACCTGACACGTCATACAATGACCTGTTCCTATACTCAGGTGGAAGCTTTGCTTTGATGGCCTCGATGGCACATGGCGCACAGGTATGGACACCACCGGTAAAATAGTATGCATCGTTGACCTGGCATGTGTCACACTTGCTTGATTCAGTCATACTTCGCATGGCTGGTCCTGAGTGTTGATCGTAGTTGTTGGTCTTGTCTAAACCTATAGACATCAGCCCAGTGAGGTTGACCCCGGGCTGACTTGGTAGGTTTGATCTCACGTCCCCATGGGTCTTTCTCAGGGATCTCAAGCAGGGCTAAGTCACGCAAGATATCGCTATGACTAGGAACGATATCATCAATAACTATTCGCATGACTTAGCTCCTGTTGCTGGGTCGATGAAGCAAGCCTCAGCTTTAGGTTGCTCATCTGCCTTAGGTTTGACTTCGTTCAAGATTCCATATCTTTTGCCAGATTGCCTAAAGGTCGTGATCCCTTTACAGCCACCACGCCAGGCTTTGACATATAGCTCTTTGAACTCGTCATAGGTTACGTTGTCACCCACGTTACATGTCTTCGAGACTGCTGAATCCACGTACTGAGATGATAGGATTAGGACATCAACATGCTCATCGGCACTGATCTCATTAGCTGTCCGACCTGCGATACCTTGGCGGTAGGCGTAATCTTCGACACGCTCGATCTGGTGACCATCAAACTGCTGGATCGTCCGATCGTAGAAGAGGCTGAATGGTGGCTCGATACCTGAGCTAACATTGTCAGCGGTAAGGCTAATGGTCCCGGTTGGTGCAATGCTAGTCAGATGCGAATTACGAATACCATTCTCTTTGATCTTGTCCCGGACACGCTTCGGTAACGTCTTGATGAACTTACCCTGGTTGTACTTCTCAGCGTCATACAGAGGGAATGACCCCTTCTCTGCTGCTAGATCAGCTGAACAACTGTAGGCCTCGTTCCTGAGCGTTTCTAGGGCCAACCTGGCGAAGTCATTAAACTGCGCTGATGCGTATGGTAGGCCTAGCATTTCACCTGCGTTAGCCATGGCAGTAACGCCAAGGCCCATACGCCGCTTTGCCTTAGCTTCTGCTTGCTGTTCAGGTAGTGGGTAGATGGTTCTATCGATCACATTATCCATGGCCCGGACAACCGTGTGAATATCACGTTTGTATTGATCCAGGTTGAACTCAGTGTTCTCAATGTATTTAACCAGGTTGAAGCTACCTAGCAAACACGCACCCTGAGGTGGCAAAGGCTGCTCCCCACATGGGTTTGTGGCTGAGATGTCTTCGCAGTACCAAAGGTTATTCATGTTGTTGATCTGGTCGATAAACAAGACGCCAGGCTCAGCCCAGTCCCAGGTGCTTCTCATAATCATGTCCCAAAGAGCTACTGGGTCTACTTCGGAATAAACCTTGCCATCAAACTTAAGTTGAAATGGTGTCTTATTCTCTAGGCATCTCATGAACTCATCAGTCACACCGACACTGATGTTAAATCCGGTCAGCGTGGTGCTATCATGTTTTGCCGTGATGAACTGTTCGATGTCTGGGTGATCGATCCGTAGCACACCCATCTGTGCGCCTCTACGGTGACCGCTGCTGGCAATGGTCTGACATACAGCATCGAAGATACCCATGAAGCTCACTGGGCCACTAGAGCGGCTCTGTAGGCTCTTAATTAGCTCACCACGTGGCCTTAGCTTCGAGAAGTCATATCCAATGCCACCGCCGCGTCTCATGGTCTCAGCGGCAGCTGTAGCACGTTCCATGATACTATCCATGCTGTCTTCGATAATCCCGGAGACAAAGCAATTGTATGCCGTGGTCTGCCGGGCGGCACCCATGGCGTTCTGGACGCGACCGGCAGGTAAGAAGCGCATGTGTCTTAACGCATCCTTAAAGTCTTCAAAGTGTTCTGCGCTGTCTTTGAGACTATCTGCAATACGGACTACTTTGGAATAGAAGTCCTCCCCTGTCTGCCTATACTTCTGCGCGTCTATCTCATCAGACAGAGGTAAGGATGGGCCATAGTGGTGGTTACTGATCATACTGTTCATTTCTCTGTCTTTCTCTGTTCTTCTTCGATTACTTTTGTTAAATACCAACGTGCCTTTTCGATATCCTGGACACCATTCTTGTGGTCACATCGCCAGTTGTATTTGATGACGTTGCCCCTACAGAAAGCCTTGAACCCTTCTGGCCCCAGCGCAGCCCGGATAGCATCGATGCACTCGATGTCACCGTGTGTGTAGTGGGGTGGGTTGTTGACCATGTCCTGGATCTCATTGACCTTGTCTCTCATCCATTGCTCATGCCGCTTCATGACTTTTGGTCTCCCCAGTGAATAGGATTGGCTTGTGGTCCTGGGCGTCCCAGTCAGTCCACCTAAGGATCCTGGCAAGCCTTGCCTGGACCAGGGCGTCTTCACGTGTCTGCCCGGCTTTGATGTAGGCCTGTTCGACCAAAGACCACACTGGACGGCTGCCTAGGAGCTTCTCAGCTGTCTTAGGCCCATAACCTTTGAGGCCTGGGTAACCGTCAGTCGTGTCGCCGGTCAGCGTTTGCATAAAGAAGTTGTAGTCAGCCTCATCCTCAGTGATGGTCATAAGCTCATCGGACATAGGCCGGTATAGTCTGCCCGGGATTGTCTTTAAGTCCTTGTCATCACTGACCATGATTGCCTGGGCCTTGTTAGGCGGCATCGTAGCGAAGATGCCCAGGACGTCATCAGCCTCGAGGCCTGGCAGCGTGATGCAATCATACTTACCCCTGGCCCACTCAACCATGGCAGGGTATCCCAGGGGCTTCCTGGTCTTCTTCCTGTTGGATTTGTAGTTGGGGTAGACGGTCTTTCGGAAGTTCACCTTATCTGAGATACACAAAGTGACCTTATGGCTGTTCAGACGCTCTTCAATAAACGCCAAACGGTCTTGGAACATGGCCTTAGCTTCTTTGAGGTCTGTAGTTAACGACCATACATCGTCGCCCCAGTCTGTTTCCTCTTCAGCTGAGCTACATGCTTGGTAAAGTAGGATATCCGCATCAACTAAAATCATGTTCAACCTCCGACATAAAAGCTGCACCCTGGTCGTTGACCATCCAGGTGTTACCCCAGACGCCTAAAACGATCTCAGTTGTGATAAGGCCCTCAGTGGCACATATAGCGACCACCTCTGCGTTATCCCTTGCGAACTTAGATTTACATTTGAACCCTTTGTGCCAGGCTTCCCTGCACACCTGATACATCTTCATCAGGCCCTCTTCGGCACTACCGTCAGAGCCAGGATCAATGGGTATCTGCCCAAGTTCCCCCGATGGTTGCATCGGCCCCGACTGGGATGCGGAATCCAAAGCTTTCTCCAGCTTTTTCCGCGCTTCTTCTAGCGATATCACAGACATCCTGTTCGCTTCCTTTCTTGACTGATATTTGGAGTTCGTCATGGACCCAAGCGATGATCTGTGCATCGATGCCCTGGGCTTTGATCTCTTGATCAACCAGGCACAACCATTTCTTACAGATCAGGCCACCCGCACTTTGCAGCAGGGTATTGAGGGCAGCATGTGCGCTTCTCACCTTTACCTGGCGACCATCGAGGCCTTTGATAAACCCACGCTTTGACGCTTGCTCTACGGCCTTCTTTAAGGTCCTAAAGGCTGGTAGTGCTTCCATGAAACGCTCTTTTAGGAGCTTTCCTTCTTTGGCACCTTTGTCGATGATGGATCCGATCTTGGTGTCTCCGGCTCCATACAAGAGGGCGTAGATGAAGGTTTTGGCTTGGTCTCTTGTGTCGAGACCTGCCGCCTTCTGGTTTGTTGTATGGATGTCGCCATCCAGGATCTCTTTCGCATATGCACCACCGTCATCTAAAAAGTGGGCCAGGCATCTCAATTCGAGACCCGAAAGATCCGTACCAACCAGGGAATACCCAGGGTCAACCGTGAATAACTCACGGCACTGCTGACCCCATGGCAACCTGGTTGCAGGGACCTGGGCAAGGTTCGGAAATCTATGAGACGCACGGCCCGTGACTGTACCGTTAGAAACAATTGAGTGCCGCAGCTTACCGTCAGCATCCACTCTTTTGAGCCAGGCCTGACCACCTTCTGCTAATTGACCCAGGCGTTTGGTCAACAGGAATAGCTGAGAGAGCTTTTGCGCCTCAGGGTAATGAAGCTCACCCAGGACCACGTCATCGATGATGGCATGACCAGCTGGTGTGAATGACTTAGGTTTCCATGCATACTTGAGCTTCAGGCAATGCTCGATGTGTCTGCGGCTGTTGTGGTTAAACTCAACCACGGTAACCTTTGTGAAAGGCTCACCTTTGACATAACCCAACTTCTTGTTGTTGACCTTTGGGATAAACTCTTCGTGTATTTCCCATGGCTCGAAGAGGTCAGCCATCTCAAGTTCGAGCTTGGCCCTCTCTTGTGCCAAAGTAGCATATAGCTCCCCGGCCTTCTTGGTATCGAAGGTCCAGCCAGCCTTGCCTATGGCGTCCGTGATATGAGCTACTTCATGCTCAAGGTCGATGGATTCCTGTGACCATGCGTCTGGGTGTAGGAACTTAAGAAGGTCATGCGTTACCTGGACGTCTTGCTCCATGTAATGAAGCATCTCTACGTTGAAGCTGTCCCAGCCACCGTCATAGTCACCTTTGTGGTTACCAAGACGTAGGCCCCAGGCTTTTAGTGCGTGACTGCCATATAGTTTCTTCGGGAACTCTTGCTGGTGATCCTCTAACATGGCGTCCTCGCTCTCTCGAAGTCTTCGTTTTTCAAGTCGGCTTTGATAAGCCTGGACAGGATCAATGTGTCAGTGATCTTGGCCTCTGTGTTCCAGCCTGGGTAAACCTTTTGGATTGCCGGGATGTCAAAGTTGATGATGTTGTGACCAATCAACTCTGTGGCCTTGCTGAGAAACAACAACGCATCCTCGACACCCTCAGGACCAAAGCTTTTGATCTCATTGGTGTCGATGTTCTTAAATGCTATGCAGTGGATGGTTGTTAGTTCTGGGAGTAGGCCGTTGGTTTCAATGTCGAAGACCAACCTCATCTATCGTCACCGCTGCCGGTGATCAGATCTGCTTGCATACGCCGGTCGAGCTTGGCGGTATTCATCTCAGCTACCCGGCTTAAGTCAAACTGAAGATGACCTGCGAGTGTCGCCACGTACCAAAGCACATCGCCAAGCTCCATTGCCATTTCTTTGCGTGTTTCGTAAGACATGTCGTCAAAAGGCACGACAGTATCCCGGATCAGACGTTTTGCCTTACCCATCACCTCACCGCATTCTGATGACAGGCCCATAAGTAAATATGGGATCTTGTCTTTCTCTACGATAAACGTGCGTTCAGCAGCTGCCTGGTATTCATCTAAAGTTAACTTGTTCATTAGGCTCTCCTACCTATAAATCTGATCCCATGGCGTGGGGGAAACTTGCCGAAGCCATACCAACAGACATTGTCCTTCCCACACGACTTCGAGCCGGGGATCCACTTGAGACGCCCAACGCTGATTACGGTGTGAAGGTTTTGTAAGTACGGTATGGATTGTTTGGTGTGCATCCAGTCAGCATCGAACAGAAGCCAGGTGGGCTTCATCCATGTGAAATGTAGGATGGCTTGGTGTAGTAATTTACGTTCCCAGGGCGGGTTCGTAATGATGACATCACAACCTCTAACGTCTTCTATTGTGATATCCCGGAAGTCCTTAGTGTCGTCATTCCCAGGCCAAGGTTCAATGTCGTTTGTATAGAGACACTGAAGACCTCTTTTGTTTAGATGCCCTACAAGGTCACCCTGCCCTGCACATGGTTCAGCATAGGTGACGTAGGGGCTAAGGCAGCCACTTGCCGTTAGAGGGGCTAGTGCGGCTTCTGGTGTAGGGTAAAAGTCTCTGGGAACACGCTCAAAGTTACTGCGTTTGCCCATCTAATTCTAAAGATAATTGCGAAGGTTTACGCATGTCCTTGGTAAACATTACACGCTGGTTTCGACCTGATCTACCAGGACGCTTGCCGTCATAGAATATTAGACCACGATCATATAACTCTGAATAACGTGCCGTGACTGTGGCATATCCCATTTGTGATAGGTAATCTAAGACCTGGTCGGAGATACAACCCTCATCACCAAAGCTATCAATAGCGTCATAAACAATCTGCTGAACTGCATTAACATTGAATGAGTAAGCTGCCTC